GATACATTTAAGGATTTCTACACAAATGGTTGGCAGAAGTTTGTAGAATATAATATAATTGATGTGGAACTTGTTGACCGTCTGGAAGACAAGATGAAACTGATTGAACTAGCATTGACTATGGCATATGATGCTAAAGTTAATTACAATGATGTGTTCTATCAGGTTCGCATGTGGGATAATATTATATACAATTATCTTAAGAAGAGAAACATTGTAATTCCCCCAAAACTATCAGAACAAAAGGACGAAAAGTATGCAGGAGCATATGTAAAAGAACCTAAACCTGGCAAGTATGACTGGGTTGTTTCTTTTGACCTTAATAGTCTGTATCCACACCTCATCATGCAGTATAATATATCTCCTGAGACTCTCAGAGATGAGAGACATCCAACAGTCTCAGTCAAAGATATTCTTGAAAAGAATCTTACATTTGAAATGCACAAAGACAATGCTGTTTGTGCTAATGGAGCGATGTATCGTAAGGACAAGAGAGGATTCTTACCTGAGTTGATGGAAAAGATGTACAATGAGAGAGTGATATTCAAAAAAAGAATGCTAGAGGCAAAGCAAGAGTATGAAAAAAACCCAACAGATAATCTTGTTAAAGAGATTGCCAGATGTAATAACATTCAAATGGCAAAAAAGATCTCCCTTAATTCTGCTTATGGTGCTATTGGCAATCAATATTTTCGCTATTATCAACTTGCCAACGCAGAAGCTATTACACTATCTGGTCAGGTTTCTATCCGTTGGATAGAAAACAAGATGAATGATTTTCTAAACAAAATTCTAAAAACGGAGGGTAAAGATTATGTTATTGCTAGTGATACTGACTCTATCTATCTTCATCTCGGTCCTCTTGTCGATGTTATCTACAAAGATAAAGAAAAAGATTCTGAAAGCATTGTCTCGTTCATTGATACTATTTGTGAGAAGACACTTGAACCCTTCATCGACCAGTCTTATAAAGAACTCGCAGAATATGTAAACGCATATGATCAGAAGATGTTTATGAAGAGAGAAAACATTGCTGATCGTGGTATATGGACTGCTAAGAAAAGATATATTTTAAATGTATGGAATAGTGAGGGTGTTCAATACCATGAACCTAAACTAAAGATGATGGGTATTGAAGCAGTCAAATCATCTACACCTGCACCCTGTAGGGAGATGATTAAAGATGCACTCAAACTTATGATGAACGGTACAGAAGATGATGTCATCCAATTTATCGAGAACAGTCGTAAGGAGTTTAGGAGGTTGCCTCCAGAAGAAATAGCATTCCCAAGATCTGTTTCTGATGTGAACAAATATAAATCTAGTAACATGATTTATATAAAAGGCACACCTATTCATGTGCGTGGTGCACTGCTTTTTAATTACTATATTAAGAAGCACAATCTAACGAATAAGTATTCGTTGATTGGTAATGGGGAGAAGATTAAATTCTGCTACCTTAAAAAACCAAACAAATTACATGAGAATGTAATATCATTCATTCAAGACTTTCCTAAAGAGTTGGGTATTGACAAATATGTCGATCATGACTTACAATTTGATAAGAGTTTTCTTGAACCTTTAAGAATCATTCTTGACTCTATTGGTTGGAAAGTTGAGAGAACAGCAAACCTTGAATCATTTTTTGTATAATGGATTTTCTAAAAGACATCGTAAAAGAGATAGGAGATGACTACACCAAACTCGCATCAGACATCGACGAAAGTGAAAGTTATGTGGACACAGGTTCGTACATTTTTAATGGACTTGTATCAGGCAGTATATTTGGCGGTGTATCTAGCAACAAGATTACTGCAGTGGCTGGTGAGAGTTCTACTGGAAAAACTTTTTTCTCTCTCGCTATTGTTAAAAATTTTCTGGATAACGACCCTAACGCTTACTGCTTATATTTTGATACCGAATCCGCTATCACAAAGTCTCTCCTCGAAGATAGGGGAGTTGATACATCTAGGTTAGTTGTTATTAATGTTGTAACAATAGAACAGTTTAGAAGTAAAGCACTCAAAGCAGTAGATATATATCTTAAGTCCAAGACAGAAGATCGCAAACCATGTATGTTTGTGTTAGACTCTCTTGGTATGCTGTCCACTGAAAAAGAAATTAATGATGCACTAGAGGACAAACAAGTTCGTGACATGACAAAATCACAACTCGTTAAAGGTGCATTCAGAATGTTGACATTGAAGTTAGGACAAGCTAATATACCTATGATAGTTACAAATCACACCTATGATGTTATTGGAGCGTATGTACCAACTAAAGAGATGGGGGGTGGTAGTGGTCTTAAGTACGCTTCTAGTACGATCATTTACCTCACGAAGAAGAAAGAAAAAGACGGTAAAGATGTCATCGGAAATCTTATCAAAGCTAAGACAGCAAAGTCTCGTCTAAGTAAAGAGAATAAAGATGTTACTGTTAGATTGTTCTACGATGATCGTGGACTAGACAAATACTATGGTCTTCTAGAATTAGGAGAACTTGGTGGCATGTGGAAGAATGTAGCAGGTAGGTATGAGATGAATGGCAAGAAAGTATATGCCAAAGAAATCTACAAGAATCCTGAGAAGTATTTTACTGATGATGTTATGAAACAATTAGATGAGATTGCACAAAAAGAATTTAGTTATGGTGCTTAATGGAAAAACTTGAGATCACTCTTCTAAAGAATCTAATACACAATGATGAGTATGCAAGAAAGGTAATTCCTTTTATAAAGTTAGAATACTTTGAGATGAGATCAGAAATGATTTTATGTCAGGAGATTATTGACTTTATTGCAAAATATAATAAATGTCCTACACAGGAAATCATAGATATTGAGATTCAGAATAGAGATGACCTTACAGAGACAGAGTATAAAGAAGTAAGAGAGATCAATCAGACCTTAGATAAGGTAGAAACTAACACAGAATGGTTAGTAGATGCAACAGAGAAGTGGTGTCGTGATCGTGCAATATATCTTGCCTTGATGTCATCAATTAAGATAGCAGATGGACAAGATAATAATAAAGGAAGAGATGCAATACCACATATCCTATCTGATGCTCTAGCAGTATCATTTGATAACCATATAGGACATGATTACCTTGAAGATTACGAAGCAAGGTATGAATCATACCATAAAAAAGAAGAAAAGATACCATTTGATCTAGAATTCTTTGACAAAATTACAAAAGGTGGTGTCCCTAACAAGACTCTCAACATTGCACTAGCAGGTACAGGTGTTGGTAAGTCTCTTTTTATGTGTCATTTTGCTAGTTCAGTCCTCTTACAGGGTAAGAATGTTTTATACATCACTCTTGAGATGGCAGAAGAAAAAATAGCAGAGAGAATTGATGCTAACTTATTAGATGTAAATATCAGAGATCTTACTGACTTACCTCGTGTTATTTTTGAGAATAAAGTTACTAAACTATCAGAAAAAACACAAGGTCAGTTAATTATTAAAGAATATCCTACTGCATCAGCACATGCAGGGCACTTTAAAACACTATTGAATGAACTAACACTCAAGAAATCTTTTAAACCAGACATAATATTCATAGATTACTTAAATATATGTGCATCAAGTCGCTATTCTAAACTAGGAAATGTCAATTCTTACTCATACATCAAAGCGATTGCAGAAGATCTTCGTGGACTTGCAGTTGAATATAATGTCCCGATTATTTCCGCTACTCAAACCACTCGTTCTGGTTTTGGTAGTAGTGATATTGATCTTACCGATACCTCTGAGTCATTTGGTCTACCTGCAACTGCTGATCTTATGTTCGCTCTTATATCTACTGACGAATTAGAAGGATTAAATCAAATAATGGTCAAACAATTGAAGAATAGATACAATGACCCTACAATAAACAAGAGATTTGTGTTAGGAATTGATAGAGCAAAGATGAGATTGTATGATTGTGAGCAAAATATAGGTGGAGATCTGATAGATAGTGGACAACAAACAGATACTATACAAGAGGGAGCAAAGCAAATGAAAGATAAGTTTGCTAAGCTACAATTCACATGATTGAAAGTGTAAACAGAAAATGGGAAGAAGTTTCTCTTGTAAACAACCTTAAATGGGAATACAAGATACTCAATAATGATATTCCTATCCTAACTTCAGAGGATTATTGGAAATATCCTGACAAAGTTAGTGATTTTTTTAGGAATGGATACTGGTGGGACAATCATTCTGATGATAATGTACGACCAGGTAAAAGTTTTCACATACAAGATGAGGTATTAGACTGGTTTAACTTACCAATAAACAAATCTATCTCACCTTTGTTTGGTTTAAAAAATTTTAAAGGAGTATGTACCTTTGGAAATTGTTTTAGTAGCAACATGCCATTGACTTGTCCAGAATCTGTATTTCCACATGTAGATCTTGATGATTCATTGCCATTGTCAGAGGATACACACCTTGCACTTAACATAAACATCACAAAAACAGACACTCCAGTACAAACTGGGTTCTGGACATTCAATAATCTTAGGTCTGCACTAGAGTTCAGTCATAATGACAAGGCAATTTTTAGAGATTTCTTCTATAAAATGGGCAAGAATGCTCTGTCTGATAATGCAACATGGTTTCAAATTGAAGACTACGGTCCTTGGAAGTTTGCAGATAAGGTTGACATGTGCTATAATTCTATAGTAGTATATCCAAGTCATTTCTTTCACAATCCTATTTTGAAAGATACTTGGTTCGATGATCATGACAGAGTGACTATTAGTTCTTTTCTAAATACCTCACCATCTGATCTAGACTTCCCACAAAAAGACATTGATCACATATCATATGCATGGGAATTTTTTCATCTAGATAAGATTCATAATTATCACCCACATCATACAAAAGTACCAGTATAAGATTATGCCTACTTACTCAGACGCTATTGGCAACAACGATTTTACATCTCCACAAAAACCACAAGCAACCCCTCCAAAGCGTCCAAGACCAAAAGAATTTTGGGATGCTGAACCTGGCGATGTAGAAACAGCAGGTTGGTCAGACAATCCAAATGATCCAACAGGTGCACAACTTGGAGCGAACGACGCTAATGTAGT